TTGATGACCTTAAAGTTGCATTTGCGAGTGTCACGGGCCTCGGTAACTGGCTTGTGGATATTGATCTAATTTTGAAGGTTGGGATTTCGTTGGCGAGCTTGGTTTACATAATTTTGAAGATTAAGCAATTATTGAGAAAGAAATGAAAACGAGACTAATAATAATCGGGGCGTTTCTGCTTTGTGCCGTCAGCGTCAATGCAGGGGATTTGTTTGGCGCGGGTTGGAAGCCAAAGCCAAGCCTCACCCTGTTTGGCCAGAGAATAGCATGGCCATTGCCCTCCCTATGTCTTGGCGCCAAGGCAGGCGTGTTGCCTGATGCCGGGGTTTCGCCAGACGGGTTGAACATCAAGATTCCATATCTGTCGCTGGAGGTGCCGTTTCCGAGTCTCACCCTTTCGCTGGGCAAGGAAAAGCCCAAGGTGGAATTGAAGCTTGGGGCGATTGATAAGACGGAACACAAACCGAAAAAGGACTAAACAATGTTTAAAAGTAAAACTGTAATTGGAGCCATTGGAGCCATTTTAGCGGCTGCCGGTGGTGTTATGAGTGGCGAGCTGGAAATGGGTGCAGCAATCAATGTCATCGTTACATCGGTGCTTGCCATCTTCCTTCGCCACGGGGTCAAGAAGGCAGAAAACGCGAACAGCTAAATGGCTTGGTCAGCGATAGCGACATCTGATGTCCAGACGCGCATGACCGATACGGAGTTGACTAAGTACAACTCTATCGGTTTGGCGGGAGGACAAACTTCCTCGGGGTTGATTCAGGAAGTGTCGGACGATGTTGCTGCGCTGGTTCGGGGTTACATAAAGGGATGCCCAAGGAACAACTTGGCATCAACGGCTGCGGCTGTACCTGATGTACTTCATTCCCCCTCACTCGACATCATCATTGTTGAGTTGATGAAGCGGGTGGGTGGTGCGGTCACGGATGTCTCGGATGTAAGGATTGCGGCTTACAACAGCGCAATCGCCTTCATGGACAAGGTGAGCGACTGCCGCTTTGGGATTCCCAAACCTTGCACAGAGACAACTGACACCTTTTATGATGACAGGGGCAGCTATGGCTACAAGAAGAAGGTCTGCATTAACAACCTGAAAGTCGAGAAGGGTGGCGTTACCCCGATCACCGAGGACTGCACCTGCACGAATGTAACCGGTGCTGTATTACTTTAACAATGGCAGTCTATCTGACAGACATTCAAGGGGCGCTTTATACCCGCTTGAGCGGTCAGTCACCTTTCAACACAGGGGAGAATTACACCCCCGGCTTGGTTCTTGAGGATGATGACATTCAAAGCAAGATGGAGGAAATGCTTAACCGCGTTCGCGTCATGGCGGTGGTGCTTCGACCTGTCAGCATGGTTCGGGTTCTGGAAAAGACAGTTGTGGATTTCAATTGGGAGATTGATACCGTGGAAAACCCGGCAGTCAATCGACCAGTTGCAGGAACTTATTTCACCGCAGAGGCAGTTGCCGAGTCGGTGTTTGTCCTTTTGGATAACTATCAGATTCCAAGCGGAACCGTTACGGGAACAAATAGCTCCCGTTCAACAGCAATCATGCGAATGGGAGCGGAGGAACCGGCGGGAAGCTTGGTCAGATACAAGGTAAACGGCTTCGTAAGGAGCAAATTAAACGTAAACATAGAATAAGATGAGTACAGCAAATTCAACAATAGTAGGCAACGCCACAATTTATGGCGTGGACGGAACCTTGGCATACGGTACGGTAGCGATTGCAGATAATTATATGCAGAGCGTCAACTTAACTGATGACGTAGACACAACCGAGGCTCGGGATCAAAAGGGGAACGTGTTTGGGTATAACCTTTACAACTTCCGCAGAACAGCAACCTTTGAAATAATCTTCATAGATGGGACTGAAGCTGGAGCGGCGACAGAGGCGGTTCTCCCTGCACCGGGGGCAATTATAACGATTGCACAAGACGCAGAGTCAGGGGATTCTTTACCCGCTGTGCTTGTTGGCACATGGAACTACATTGGTGGTGGCTCTATTTCTGGCAGCAATACCGACTTGATGAGGATGTCCCTACCGTGCAGTCAGTACAATGCTGACACCACTGGTGATGCCGTAGCTCTGCAAACCTTCACGCACTAAACGTGTGTCGCTTGAAAATGATTATCTAAAGGCAGTCATACCTCCCCAAGCGCGAGTCCTTGGGCAGCGGTTGAAACCCTTATCCCTTGGCCACATGATGGTACTGTCACGCTACGGCAGTCCTTTTGTGACCGGGGACAGGCAACCGATGTTCGGGGATTTATGCTTTGCGGTTTGGGTCTGCAAAAAGAATTGGGGGCAAACCCTTAAAGGAATAGCTGACTCGGATTTCATGCGGGACATTCGGTTCTTGCGATTCATGGGGAAGTTCCGAAACAAGAACAAGGCAATGGGGGCGCTTGTGGAATACTTAACCCAAGCAGTAAAGGAACCATCCCTGTTTTTCAACAAGGTGGAGGGGGGTAAGCCAACCTCAATGAATAATCTGCATTACTTGAAGGTTGTGCTTATGCAAAAGCTTAACAAGACGGCAGAACAGGCAATGGACACCCCGTTTGGCGAAGCTGTTTATGACTTGGCGGCTATCGGGGAGGCTGAAGGAGTTTGCGGGTTTATCACAGATGCCCATGAGGAAGCTGGAGCAGCGGCTAAAAGGCAATGGGAGCGGAAGCAGGAAGAAATAAAAACCAATGGCAAACGAAATTAAATTCATCTTTACGGGTGACACGGCTGAGTTTGACAAGGCTATTGATTCCGTTGTCAAAAAGACCAACAAAGCTAAAGATGCCACGGAAGGGATTACGGATGCCCAAAAGACGCAAGCCAAGCTTCAAAAACTGCTCAATGAGGAATACGAGCAGGGGGCCAAGACAACAGGTGGCCTCCTTAAAATCCAAAAGGAGATTAAGCGAGTAGAGGAACAGCGGGTTAAGATAGAAAAGAGACTCGCCAAATCATCCCTAACCCGGAAAAACAGGTTGCGTGATATTGTTGCCTTGAGCCGCACAGAGGCGCGTTTGGCAGGGCTTACAGCGGCAAGACGCAGCGCCGTGAAGGGAGCCGCAATAAGCGCGGGTTCAGCGGCATTGACCAGAGTGGGATTAGGGGCAGCGGCAGGGGCAGGGGGAGCAGCGGCAGGAGCCGCAGGAGCCGCAGGCCTTGCGTTATCAGGCCCAGTAGGGTGGGCTATTGCGGCCCTTGTAGCAGCCGTTGCTCTAATAGTCATCTCCTTAAAGGTATTTAAGGCGGCAATCAAGGGAACTGCTGCTGCAATGAATAAGGCAATGGGCTTGCAAAAGACTGCTCAAATTGCCGGGAAAACGGTTGAGCAAGTTCAAGCGGAACAAGTTGCTGGGTTGTTCGGGGGAGACGCAGAAAAGGATTTTGATTTGTTTAAGGAGTTGGGCCTTATTATTGACAAGGAACTGATTGCTAGCCTTGCAAGGTCAGGCAAAATCATAATGGCTTTTGGGATGCAAGTTTTGAATGTGCTGATTCCTATTTTTGAAAAGCTTGCACTTGCAGCGGCCACATTAGTCAAGGTTTTCGGGGCATCTGCTGTGGGCCTCATGGCTACACTTAAACCAGTATTAGACCAGATAAGAGCACACCCCATTATTTCCGCAACCCCCCCCGGTATGGCATACGCAGTAGCTCAAGCGGATTTTGGTGCTGGAGGGAAAGCCTTTGAAGATTACTGGAACAAGATGAGTGAACTGACAGGCTCGATGTTCAAAAAGTCAGAGCAGGCAACAGAAATACAAGCAATAACAAGGCAAGCCTCAACAGATTCCCTTGCCAGAATCGGAATCTTTAAGGGCCAAAAAGATAGTGAGCTACAAACCTTAAAAGCTAACCTTGCTGCCGTTCGATCAATTCAAGGAAACACTAACGGCTTAATCCCAGCAATCACAAACGCATAATGCCTAACAACACTTTTGTAGGATTTCCACACGGACAAGGCGACACAGGATTAAGTGCCGCCGATATAGTTAAGGAACTCCAACCCGTTACAACTTGGAACCGGGATGGAGGTTACACAGTTACAAGGCGCTGGCGTGGCCCGGTTGATGCGCTTGCAAATTTTTCAGAAGGCGGGGCAAGCAATGCGGATTTTGATGGGACTTATTTCAACGGAGCATACGGCATTCTGCCGGGAGGGGCAGGGCGTGATGGCGCTATTAAGACAGAACTACAAGAGGATGAAGGAGGCCAACTTGGGATATTTAGTGCAACATGGGTAACGTCTAATCTAGCAGCAGCAAAATGGACAGGTGCCCCAACTGCCCCGGCTACCCGTGGGGCAACAAGCGGGGATCAATTCCAAGAGTCGAGCTTGTGGACGCTTGATGGTAATGATTTGGAAAAGTCAATTTATGAATGTGACATAATCAAAACGTGTTCAGAGAAACTAGATGCCAGCACACCCGATTCTGGAAATGGGTTTGGGGCGCGTGTGAAATACGCAATTGGACTTTATCAAGCTGGCAAAGATAAAGATGGCGTTATTCTTACTGACCCATTTCAACAGGAGTTCGAGGTTTCTGATTACTTCAATGGAGTTTTGAGCATTCTCGCTGGACAATCATCAATAACAGGAGGAACAAACCTTCAAACAGACTTGGAATCCTTATGTGAAGATATATTGCGAGGACAGGAGGTTTTCACAATAAGCCAGTTTGTGCTGCGGAATGTCAAAACAACACAATACACATCGGCTTTGATTCCTCACTATGCTAATGTGAACCGCATCTGGAGTACGGCAAACATCACCACCTTAATGGCGGCAGAAACAAGAACAATTGACCCCCCTTCATCTACCGTGGCTGGCACGATGCCTTTGCTTGGGGTATTAGGGGGGACGCTGACAGGTTCAGACTGGCTATACCGCACCCCTGATGTTCAGGAGTTAAATAACGGGAAATGGCAGGTTACAAAGGAGTGGTGGGAAGGGACAGAGGTATCCAAAAACACCTATAAGGCTTACGGCGTAGCATGATTCATAATTTCACACCGCAGATGGGGACAGGGCGAAAGTCCCAAGCCATTCGGGAACTGCAAAAGGCGGTTCGCAAAATTACCCCAAGACCTAGTTCGGTGGGAAAAGTAAACGTCACAACGCGAGGAACACATATTTCAGCAAGGGGAGGAAGCGGGGGCGGTGAAGGG